GACCACCACTATGCTCGCTATTAACGCTAGAAGTAAACTGTTTGATGTGGTTTTCTTGATTTTCCTCGCGTGGTGCAATTCATTGGATAATCTCCGATCTTATGCTCAACGGGAGTGGGAAGGAGTGTTGAGAATTCTTAGAACAATCACGACAGACCAGATTGTGCTAACTATTTTCATTGCGACTTCCGTCACATTGATCGTGCGTGTCATGCCTTACCTATACGACCGCCTTCAGTTACACTGGAGTATCTCCAAGATTGAAGAAGACGGAGAAGTATGGGTTAAAGGCGTCGCGTGCCGAACTGCGGGTCGCGTTAGTGGCCCGGGACAATCAAGATTGTACTACCAAGTAGTAATTGGAGGCAGAACATATAATGTTTATGACGATGATTCCAATGTAGTAGAATCTCGCGTCGAGGAGGCTATGGTATTAGGTTCTCGTATGGAACCTTCTAAGATTCCTCCTTTTCAAGCGCAAGTGTTGTGTGGTGACTCGCATGTAGGTTGGTGTTCTAGAATTAAATTCAAAGGATCCACTTATTTGTTGACAGCCACTCATGTGCTCAAAGAGGCGATTCATGATTTGTACTTGGGTCGAGATGGACGGAAAATCCCCATCTCGAAACATTATAAAGTCAATTTTAAATCGGATCGCATCGACGTGTCACTTTTACGAGTAGATGAAAACGTGTGGTCAGCACTAGGTGTCAAGAGTGTTTCTGTAGGTCAAGCCTACTCCCGTTCGGGGGTCAACATCTACGGATATGATCACGCGAAAGTTCCGGTTAAGACATTTGCCCCACGACTCAGCAAGGGAGACGGCCCCTTCGAAGTTCTCCATGAGGCGTCGACCGACCACGGGTGGTCAGGCGCGCCACTTGTTTCCGCTGGTATGGTTATTGGTGTTCATACACATCATTCCCCAGTTGGTAAGAAGAACGGGGCTTCCGTAATACCATTCTTCGCGAAAACCCTCGAAACTGATCCGCGGATTGAAGCTCTCTATAAGATAGGGAGTTATGAAGACGCGTACGAATACGAAGAAGCAGGTCTTCGATTCGGTGATAGTGATTATCGATGGGAAGAGTTTGACACTGAAGGAATGAGTTGGGCTGATATTATGGATGAGAACGATCGAAGGATGAACTTGAGACGCTCGAACGAGGAGCGTGACATGGAAAGTTTGTCAGCAGAAGTGGACACTAAATCGAAATGTTTTTGTGTTAGCACTTGTTGCAAATCGAAAACTGAAACCCAGGATTTTCGTCAATCCCCTTCTATGAAAGAGGGGGAAACCCAGACGTCGGAACCCTCCGTTACATCGGAAGAGGACCCAAAGTCCCAGGGACAAAATCTAAGCAGAAATGCGAAACGGAGACTTCGCGCCGCGCAAAGGAGATCTGCCCAGAGCTCCGCGACTACACGTGGCCAACACGCGGAGGAGAGGCAGAGCGTATCAGCCTCGAGCTCCAGTCAAAGAAGATGAAGGGTGTCCCGCCTTCACGGGAACTTGCCATGGCTGTGCCATTGGTCCTTAAGGATTATATTGGCATAGACCTCGGCTACTTCAATGATCACAGCGATGATGACATACGGGTACGCATCCGTCATTTGGTGGAAACCATCAAAGCGGACGCTAGCCCCGGATATCCTTATTTGCTGGAAGCTTCTACCAACGCAAAGCTTTTTGATTTGCACTCTTATACTATAGTCGAACTAGTCGTCAGACGAATTCGGCTTCTGCAAAATTGTGATTTGTCTTGTTTGCAATCTCTTGCCCCTTCTGAGCTTGTCGATAAGGGTTTTTGTGATCCTGTACGTGTATTCGTAAAACAGGAGCCGCACAACTCTGAGAAAGTACTCCAAGGACGACTCCGATTGATATCGTCTGTATCAGTCGTTGATTCCCTTGTTGAGCGGTATTTCTCTTTCGACCTCAATAAGAAGGAAATCGCGAATTGGACCAAGATACCGTCCAAACCCGGCATACACTTCTGTGATGGAACAGATGTGTCTTCTGATGTCAGCAGATTGGTTGACCCAGTTGAGGCCGATGTGTCCGGATGGGACTGGTCAGTGAGTGAACAGGAACTCATGCTCGAGAGCATCATGCGCTCCCGTTTGTGTTCTTGGCAGGAAGGTACTCCCATGTGGCGACTTGTGCGATCCAGATATATGTGTCTGTCGCGCTCGGTATTCGTCACGTCCGATGGGTATCTTTACGAACAAACCATTTATGGCGCTATGAAGAGCGGATGTTACAACACATCCTCCTCTAACTCTCGCATCCGAGTTCTGGTTGACAGAGCCCTCGGTTCGAGATGTATCGCCATGGGTGATGACTCCGTCGGGGAGTACATCCCGGACGCGGTGTCAAAATACGAATCACTCGGACATGTTGTCAAGATGTACAACCGTGTGTCTCACAGTTCTTTTGAGTTCTGCTCCCACCAGTATGATGGAGAGGCCTGTTACCTCAAGAATTGGTTGAAGACGCTATTTCGGCTGCTTAACAACAAATATTCTCCTGAGCTCCTTGAACAATTCAAGTATGAGCTCCGGGGTAGTCCGTACTTGTCACGTGCCCTCGAAGTTATCGCTGAAAGCGGATGGATCAGCGTAAACTACGATGGCAAAACAACAACAAAATAGGCGCAAACGGCGCCGAAGACGAACCAACAAACAGGCAGCCCCCCAGGCAACACCCCAGTTGTCGAAATGTGCCGCACTGTATGCTATGGCTCTCAATAACCCATGGAAGCTGAAAGAGACCGGTCTCGGTCTCCCATGCATCCCTGACCAGATTGCGTCACCGTCCCATAAGTTTCAAACTTATTCGCGGTCACTGGTGACTCCGGTCACGGGACCTGGTGTTATGGCAGCCCTTTTCCACCCCGCTGTTCCTGGCAATGGATCTAGTATATTGTACTATACTAACGCTGCTACTACTGCTAGCGCTACAACACCCATTGACAGCTGGACTGGGATTCAATCTACTGCTTTAGTGAATACACCGTACACCACGGCCGATTTTATCGCAGGTACCAACCTGTATAGATTGGTCGGTGCTGGGATTCGCGTTACTTATGCTGGAACCGCCCTTAACAGGGGTGGCGTAGGCTATGTATTGCGATTTGAAGGACAATCGACAGTTAATATCGATCAGATCCGTAGTCATCCCACCACGGAAACATTCGATTTCAATCAGAAGTCAAGTCACGAGTTCGCTTGGACTCCCCTGAGCCCCTATGATTATGGATACCATTCATCAGGAAGCCATGATTCAGAGATTGGACTTGTGATGGATGTTCCTGTGTCCCAAACATACGTCATCGAAACCGTGTGTTTCTGGGAGGTGGCCGGACAACGGTTGGTCAGTTCGACTCCTTCGGAGTCTGACCCCGTTGGCATGGCTGCTGCGATCACTACATCAGCCCCACGAGCAATCGTTCATAAAGAGTCGGTTGGGACACGTCTCAGTAACGCCCTTGAGTCTATAACAGGGGTCGTTAAAGAGGGAAAGAAACTGTACAATGAGGCCAAACCTGTATTGTTGGCTCTCGAAGGCGCCGC